CTTCTCCTTCTCCTTCTCCTTCTCCTTCTCCTTCTCCTTCTCCTTCTCCTTCTCCTTCCCCAAGGGGGGGGGACACATGCGCGAGCAAATCGCAAAAAACCTCCCAGGCAGGCGGCGCTTCGCGCGGCCCCCCCCTTGGGGGTGAAGGTAATTTTAATTCCGGTGAAGAAACCGGAGCTTTGCAGACACGGCAGGCCACTGAGGCCGGACACCCGAAAGTCGTAGGTCACGGAAACTTGGATGTGACTGGGGACGGAGCACTCCCTCGACGACCCCCCCCTGCCGGGAAGAAAACCCAAGAACCCCCGAACGGGCAGCACACGACTGTCCGCTTCGACGAGTTCTGGGCGGCGATACCCGAGGAATACCGCGACGGCGAGGAGGATTCCAGGGTGATGTGGAAGAAGCTCGGCCTGGACCCGCTGGCCGATCTGATCATCGACGACGTGAAGCGGCGGGCGGCGGAGGACTACCGCTGGCGGGGCGACGGCCCCGGCGAAATCAAGTGGTTCCTGTTCGGCAAGGGCTGGCAGAACCGGATCGTCAACAACCCACCATCAGGGGGCAGGCATGGCCGCTTTAGGCTCAACGGCGCAGACATTCCGTTCGACTGATGCAAACGGCGGGAAGATTTATCCGCGCAACCACCACGCCCGGTTCGAGAAGCCGAGGCGCGATTTTGCGAACATGGCGTTTGAGGCGCTGACGGCGGAGTACGGCGAGAGGTTCGCCGCTGGCTTCAGGGGCGATTTGGGGGCTTCGGTCTACGACTGGAAGTGCCGCCTGCTGGAGTTCGCGGAGCCATACGACGACGGGGTTTTGTCCGCCGCGTTCGACGGTATTTGCCAGCACTGCCCGGACTACCCGCCGAGTCTGAGGCTGATCCAGGCGGAAATGAAGCGCGTCCACCTGGAATTGCTGAAGGCGGACCGCGACGCCGAGACGCTGCGGCAGGCGCGGGAGCCGGTGTGCGCCGAGGGCATGCAGCGTATGGCCGGGATGATGCAGGGGCTGTCGGCGAGCTTGCGGGCGGCCGAACACAAGGGCAACGCGCCGAAGACCGTGACGGAGCGGCTGGACCCGTGCATCGAGTACGAATGCGCGGTTTGGGCGCACTCGTCGGACAAGCAGATGCCGCACACCCATGCCATCGCGCAGCAGGCGGCGTGGGAGGAGGGGCAGGGCAGGCTTCCGAGTGTGCTGGCGGCGGAGGCGGCGCTGCGGGTGGGCGGCGAGACGCTGGCGATGTTCAGGCAAATCGTTGAATACCAGCGGGAGGGGCGGTAAATGACCGAGCAACGCGCAATGTACGGCGATGCGGCATCGGAGATCCAGGGATGGGAGCGGGTATTGGGCAAGGACGCGGTGACAAACTCCATCCGCCAAAACGCGCTGTTCCAAAGGTGGTGGTTGGAGGCGGGCTGCAACCTCGGCGTGCCGAAGGAGGCATTGTTCAAAACCTGGATGGCCGCGCTCAGCGCGAATTTGAAATGAGCGACAAACCCAAAATATCAACCGACGAGATGGCGGTGCTCAAGAAAGCCTTGACGGGCGATTGGAGCTGGACGGGCGACGGTGACACTGGCGGCGCGATAAACCCGTCCAGGTACTACTTTTGCGGCCCGAACGACCCGTATTTCGCCGAGGTCGCCGAACTGGTGCGGCGCGGGCTGATGGAGGCCGGGCGCGAGGTCGGGAAGTACGGGTACAGGTATTACCACCCGACGCCGGAAGGGGCGGAGGCGGCGGGTTTGGCGGGGTGACGGGCCAAAGGCACAGTTTGACATTGATTTTTTCACACACACAGGATACCTATAACTTGAGCGGCATCATCCAAGACATCGAAAACGTATTCAGTTCGACCGCCGCCGAAAGCCTGGAGCAGGAAATCGGCGAGATTGCCGCCAAGCTGGGCGCGGCGTTGGCCGACATTGTGAACTTCGTTGACAGCGAAGCGCCCGAGGCCGTTGCAATATTGCAGGACATCGAAACCGTCGCGACGCTGATCCAAAACGTCCTGTCGCGCACTGTCAATCTTGCCGCCGCCGCCAAAGCGGGCAAATAAACCATGTCCAACGACATGCAATTTCTCTACGAGTGTGTCGTCATTCACTGGCACACCACCCTCGCCGGTGTCGCGGCGGGGGCACTGGAGGTATTGACAACCAACGGCGGGGCGATGAATGCCACACTTGAAGACTGGGCCAGGGCGGCGGCCATCGCCGCCATTGGTTTGTTTGCCCGCAGCGTGGCGGATAGGCCGTCCGCCGATGGTTAGGGTCTACGTCGCCGGGGTGAAAAATGGCGAATGAACCGAGGAACCCGTGGGAGGGCGAAACCCTGCGCGAACTGGCCAGCGAGGTGATTGCCGCCCTCGAAGGTTCCGGGATAAGGTATCTGTGCGCGCCTGTTACCTCGATTCCAGTTGTCGCGGCAACGGTGCTCAGTGCTTCCTATCTGGACGGCTGCATCGTCAGGGATGCCGACAAACTGCACGGCACGCGATGCCGGATTGAAAACCCGCCGCCGCCGGGGGCGAAGGTCGCCGTGGTCGGCGAGGGCAACGAGGAAACGCGGGACGCCATCGCCGCATTGGAACAGGCTGGCTACGAAATCGAGCGCGTGATCAACAGTGGCACGCTCGGCTGAGTACGAAGCGCACATGCTATCGGAGCGGTGGCGGTATTTGCGCATCCGTGTGATCTGGCGCGACAAGGCGATGTGCCGGAAATGCGGGGCGCGGAAGGGATTGCAAGTGCATCACCTGAGCTATGCCCGGCTGGGCCATGAATCATTTGATGATCTGATTTGCGTGTGCAAGAAGTGTCATGAGTCTATTCACAATGTCCGATAGAAATTAGGGAAAGCCAATGGCAAAACAAAACGAACTAGTACAAATGAACCTGTTCCCGTTCAACCCGGCAATAAAAAACCTCGGCATTGTCGATGTGAAGCTGAAGGGCGGACTGCTGGAAATCGAAATGGCGGCGGCGACCGAGGCGATGGACCTGGCGATGATCCAACCGGAGCAGTGGGTTAAGGCCGTCGCCGAGTGGCTGGTGCGGCTGACGGACGGGGATTTTGATGTCGCCAGCCGGATGCTGGGCTTCGCGCACTCGCAGTTCTGCCAGGAGAGGTGCGCGCGGGAGGCGATAATAGAGGAAGGCTATGCGCGAAGCCGCGATGCCATAATGTAATCATGATGATATGGCGACTACGAGGAAGGCTATGCGCGAAGCCGCGATGTCGTCGTTGATTTCAGCATGAGCGCGAAGGCGGGGTAGCCGTGGCCATGATGCGCTGCGCAAATTGCGCGTGGGTGATCAAATACAACCGGGCGGCGGACGATTTGTCGTGTAGGGTGGACCCTCCGCCGTTAAACGCGGGCTATCCGTCAGTGGGGCCGGATCATTGTTGCCATAGGTTTCTGGCCGAACAGTTCGATTCCCTTCCATGGCGACAGAACCAGGGTTGAAATGGGCCGAACCGGCCTGGAGGATTATGAACATCATGAAATACCCGCTATACCAATGCACCCGCATCGTGAGGGCGGTAAAAATAGGCTGGATGGTCGAGCTTCCAAGCGAGGGCAAGATCAGCGTCATGCCGTTAGACGATGCGCTGGCGCCTGTCAATCTGCCAAAGCATTGGCACGAGCGCAATAGCCCGCAGCCTGGCGGCTATGTCGTGTTTTACGGGGACGGATTCATAGGCTACTCGCCGCCTGCGGTGTTCGAGCAGTGCCACACAAAAATCCCGGAGTCGATCGATGTCTAAGGCAGGCCGGAAACCTATTCCATTAGATTTAAAGCAGGTCGAAGCATTTGCCGGACTGGGCTTGACTGAAAAACAGATATGCGAGTGCCTGGGGATCGGCATTGAAACGCTGAGGCGAAGGAGAAATGGTTCTAAGGATTTTGCCGAGGCACTAAAAAAAGGCAAGGCGCTGGGCATTGCCCATGTCACCAACAAACTTCTGGCCAACATCAATGACCAGAAGGAAGCCTCCATTATGTTTTGGTTGAAGTGCAACGCCGGTTGGAAAGAAACCCAAATCCTGGAACACAGCGGAAAAGTCACCCTGATACTAGGCGGCGATGAGATCGACCCGGAAAAACTGGGTTGGTGAACCGCTGTTGCCGCCGTGGGCGGCCGAGTTCCTGCCCTCCCGGCCTGAAACCCGCTACAAAATAGCTTACGGCGGAAGGGGCAGCGCAAAAAGCTGGACCTTCGCCCGCATGGCGGTCATTCGCGCCTCGGTGCGGCCCGTGCGGATCCTCTGCGCACGGGAACTGCAAAACTCAATCCAAGACTCTGTTCACCAGTTAATCAGCGATCAGATTGTCGAGATGGGGTTGACCGGGAAATTCGATGTCAAGGAAAACGCAATCCGGTCTTCTATCGGCGCGGAATTCCTGTTCAAGGGGCTTCGCGGCATGAGGAATAATGCCCAGGCGCTAAAATCCCTCGAGGGCGTTGACATTTGTTGGATCGAAGAGGGCCAGACTGTGAGCCATTCAAGCCTTGAGACCCTCACGCCAACCATCCGCAAGCCCAACTCCGAAATATGGATCACTTTCAACCCCGACCAGCCCACCGACCCGGTTATGCGGATGGCGAAGAACCCGCCGCCCGGCTCAATCGTGCGCAAAGTCAACTGGGATGCAAATCCATGGTTCGGAAAAACGAGCCTGCCCCGCGAGCGGGAGTGGATGCAGTCGGCCGACCCGGATGCCTACGCCCACGTCTGGCTTGGCGAGTTCCGCACCCATACTGACGCACAAGTGCTGAAAGGCAAGTATCGCATTGAATCATTCTATCCTGATGACGGTTGGGACGGCCCGTATTTCGGGGCGGACTGGGGTTTTTCGGTGGACCCGACCGCGCTGGTCAAGCTGTGGATTCACGGGCAGCGGCTGTATGTAGAGCATGAGGCGTGGGGCGTGGGCGTGGAAATTGACCATCTGGCAAACCTGTTCGACACGGTGCCGGGTAGCCGTTCACATTTGATCCGCGCAGACTCGGCGCGGCCGGAGACGATCAGCTACATGCAGCGCCAGGGCTTCAACATCGTCGGAGCCGAGAAAGGAAAGGGGAGCGTGGAGGACGGTGTGGCGCACTTGCGCGGCTATGAGTCCATCGTCATCCATCCCCGCTGCATCCATGCAGCCGAGGAAGCGCGGCTGTGGAGCTATAAAACCGACCGGCTGTCTGGCGACATTTTGCCGGTATTGGCTGATGGGTTCGAGCATTGTTGGGATGCCGTGCGCTATGGATTAGAGCCCATCATCAGGCAGAGCGGGTTCGGCCTGATCGGGTTTATGGCGGGGGAGGCCGCGAAGGCGAAGGTTTGACGGGGAGGGCGCAAATTTATTTTGCCTTGCCATGTCCGCATCCTCACGCCGCCTTAAAAAACAATTGACATTCATGTGTTTAAAACTTATAAGCAAAACCTTATCAGTGATAAAGTTTTTTTATAAGTGATAGATGTCTAACAGCCAGCCAAAACAGACTCCCTACGACAAGAACATCGTTGACACTCTTTTCGGGGTGGTGGGAAACTCTGTCACTAATACTGGCCGCTGGATGGTCCGCAACATCATCCCCGCTTCGTGGTTTTCGCCCGGACAGCCGCTTGCGCCCATAGCCCAGGAGCAGGCGCATGGCCGCGTCTACGACTATCCGACCGGGCAGAATCTGCGCTTCACGCCACGGAGCGCCGAGCCGGTTTCGTTTGCGCAATTGCGCGGTCTGGCAGACACTTACGATCTCCTGCGCCTCCTGATCGAAACCCGCAAAGACCAGATTTGCGGGCTGGAATGGAGCATCAAGCCGAAGGACGGCTGCGACCCGGATGCGCGGTGCGACAAGATCATGGATTTTTTAGCCTACCCCGACCAGCTTCATTCGTGGAGCGCATGGCTGAGACTCGTAATGGAAGACATGATTGTGTTGGATGCGCCGACCATTTTCCCGACGCCGACACGCGGCGGCGGTGTCTACGCGTTGGATGTGATCGACGGTACGACCATCACGCCACTGATCGACTTCTACGGGCGATCCCCGCTTCCGCCCTCACCGGCCTACCAGCAGATCATTCACGGCGTTCCGGCGGTTGACTATACCCGCGACGAGATCATTTACTGGCCCCGCAACCCTCGGCCAGGGCATGTCTATGGGTTCGGGCCGGTGGAACAGATCATCATGAGCGTGAACATTGCGCTCCGCAGACAGATCACGCAGCTTTACACCTTTACCGAGGGGAACATCCCGGAGGCGTTGATCGGGGTGCCTGATACCTGGACTCCCGAGCAAATACGGATCTTCCAAAATTATTGGGATTCGCTGCTGGAAGGGAATTTGAAAGCGAAATCCCACGCGAAATTCATCCCGGGCGGCATCAACGTCCACGAAATAACCAAGGGCGAGCTATTCGGCGAAGCCGAGCAATGGCTGGCCCGCGTCATGTGCTTCGCGTTCAGTGTAAGTCCGCAGCCATTCATCAAGGAAATCAACCGAGCTACCGCTCAGACGGCCAAGGAAACCGCGACCGAGGAGGGCCTGGAGCCGCACAAGCGCTGGGTGAAAACTTTGATGGACTACATCGTACACAAGCACTTCAACGCGCCCGATCTCGAATTCGACTGGACTCAGGACGAGGAAGTTGACCATTTGGTGCAGGCCCAGATCGACCAGATTTACATCAATGCAGGTGTTTACAACCCGGCCTATGTGGCCAATCGGCTAGGCATCGACCCGCAATACATACCGGACGAGCCGCCGCCGCAGCCTGGATTGCCAGAATTCACCGCCGACCAAACCAAACCAGGGACCGGCGCGGCTAGTTTCGCGGGTGCGAAACCGAAGCCGGAACCGGCGGCGAAGATAGCCAAGGCTGGAAAAAAAAAAGCCCTCAAGCCCATCAACCCGAATCGCAAGTCTGTGAGGGATGCAAGGAATGAATTGGCCGGCATTTTGGCAAAGGCGTATGCAGAGCAAACTAGACAGATCGTTAAGGCTGTACAAAAAATCGGCAAAGCCGACGACGCAGAAAACCTATTTCTACCCGAGCAGGCGCAGGCAGCCATGGGAGCCTTGCAAGATTTCGATTGGACCGCCCTCGTGCTGCCCGCTGCATCAGCATTGAAAAAAGCGGCGGAGGCCGGGGTGAAGGCGGCGGTGGTGCAGATCGGCGTGAGCGACGACGAGAGGATCTTCGACTTGGCGAACCCGCAGGCCATTCAGTATGCGACCGAGCGCGGGGCGGAACTGGTAGGAAAGCGCGTCATGCCAGACGGCGCTGTAATAGACAACCCGGATGCGAAATGGGTCATCAGCGATACGACCCGGGACCGGCTTAGAGAATTGACTGTCCAGGCCGAACAAGAGGGATGGAGCGCAACCAAGTTCGGACAGGCCGTCACTGGCGACCCGGCGTTCGGGGGGAAACGGGCGATGATGATAGCGCGTACCGAGTGCGCGTTTGCCGATATTCAAGGCAATGTGGCCGTCTACCGAGAATCGGGGCTTGTGGACCGGAAGGAGTGGGTTACGGCGAATGACGATTTAGTGAGCGAAGACTGCGCGGCGAACGGAGAGCAGGGTGTGATTGGATTTGAAGACGAGTTTCAGAGCGGCGATCTGTGGCCCCCGGCGCATCCCAACTGCCGGTGTACGCTTTCACCAGTTTTAAGAGGCGAATAAGATGAAGATTTATGCAGATATTATCAAGACCGACGATGAAAAACGGATGGTCTATGGCTATGCAAGCACCGAAGCGCTGGATTCTCAGGGCGAGATCGTGCGCAAGGATGCCATTGAAGAGGCGCTTCCTGACTATATGCGCTTCGGAAACGTGCGTGAAATGCATCAAGCTAGCGCGGTGGGCGTGACAAAGGAAGCTAGTATTGACGGGAAGGGCTTGTACCTTGCCGCAAAGGTGGTGGACGATTCGGCGTGGGCCAAAGTCAAGGAAGGTGTATACAAAGGTTTTTCCATCGGCGGCAAAGCCCTCGAACGGCTTGACAATGTAGTAACTAAGCTACGGCTAGCTGAAATTTCCTTAGTTGACCGACCTGCAAACCCAGAGGCGATTTTCGACGTGTTCAAATCCGATGCGAGTGACCCCGACGATGACAAAACATTACCTAACGACGATGACGACCTGAAAGCTGTTACGGCTGAAAACCCGGCTGGCTACACCGTCAAACGGGACTTTACGGAAGACGAGCGCAAGGAGGCGGCAAAGAAGGGCCATGCGATGCCGGACGGCTCGTTCCCGATCATCACCGTGGGCGACCTGGAAAACGCGATCAAAGCCTACGGGCGCGCGAAGGACAAGGCCGCAGTCAAAAAGCACATCGTCAAGCGAGCCAAAGCACTCGGGGCGACTGACAAGCTACCGGAAGACTGGACAAGCAAGACCGACGATCCGGTTGACCTCAAAAAGTACATGGGCGGCGAGGCATGGGACGCGGCGCGGGCTTGTTCCTGCCTGTCGGACATTTACATGCTGTTCGAGAGAGAGAGGGCCGAAGGCGACCCAGGGCAAATGGCGGCTTTGCAGCAGGTCATCGACGGGCTTAAAGTTTTCATCGCGTCGGAAATCCAAGAGCCGAGCGATTACGACGATGTGCGCATGGCCGACAAGTCTTTCGATCTCACTAAAACCGGTGCGCGAAACAGCATCGCTGATGCAAAGCATATCCAGCAGATCCACGACCACAGTATCGCGCTCGGCGCGGATTGCGGCAGCGGCGACAAAGCCCAAGTGCCGGACGATCTACAAAAAATGGATGTACTAGAAAAGCTAAAGGTTGCCGAGGCCGCGCTAACTAAAATTGAAGGCGAGAAATCCGATCTATCCAAGCGCATCGCAGAGCTTGAGGCGATGCCAGCGCAAACTAACATCCGCCTACAGGCGGTGCGCAAAGGCGATGATGCTACAGGCGCGAAACCAAACGGCGTTGACATCGATGCAGAAGTGCAAAAGATCATCGACAGCGACATTCCGCCGATCCAAAAATCCGCCGCATTCCTGAAACTGCAGTACCGGATCCGGGGCGTTTCCTAACCTATTAAAATATAGAGGCAATTATCATGTTTCAACGATACAGCAACGAAATCATTGCCGAGGTGAAAAAATCCCTGGCAAGCCCACTTAACAGCGGCGATCTGGCAAAAGCTGGATGGCAGCAATCAGGCTCTGCTATTAGCGGGTTGACACAATATGCACTGGACGCTCCGGCATTGAGCCTATTCCCGGTAGTCTACCCCCTCGTGCAGCGCATCCCGCGCATCACTGGCGGCGAAGGCATTCAGGCGAACTGGCGCGCCGTGACCGGCATCAACACGGCCGGCCTGCGGGCGGCCGTACCGTTCGGTACCCGCAACACGGCGAATTCCCATACCACATCCGACTATTTGGCGGCGTTTAAAACATTATCCATGGAAGACGAGGTTGATTTCCAGGCAGACTGGGCGGCGGAAGGGTTCGACGACATCAAAGCGCGGGCGGTCACTAATTTGCTGTGGTCGTTGATGATTCAAGAAGAGCAAGTTGACCTTTGGGGCAACACCTCGCTGACCATGGGTGGAACCTACACGCCGACGCTCACTGACGAGGGGACCGGCGGCACTTATCTCCCCGCGACGGCCTATTCAGTCTACTGCGTGCCGCTTACGCTTGCTGGATACGAACAGGTGGCGGGGTTCAACAACGGTAATATCGGGCAGTCGTTCAATCTAGCGACCGCCGCGCTGGCCAGCACGATCAGCATCACGCCAGCTAATGGCGCATCGTCATTCACACGCAACGGCGGACTGGGCAAACCCGGACATAATACCGTGACAACTGCCTCGGACGGCAATTCGACCCATAGCATCCAGGCGAGTGTCTCAGTAGTCCCCGGCGCGGCAGCCTATGCCTGGTATGTCGGCACGTCAGGTGCCGAACGGCTCACCGCGTTGACCACGATCAATTCTGCGCTGTTGACGACCCCGCAGACGACTACTCAATTATTCAGCGCGTTGTCCACCTCCGACTGCTCGACCGACAATTACGAATACGACGGCCTTGTGACGCAGATTTTTAAAGGCGGTTACTATTCCAGTTTGCCCACCGGCACTCCGGGGGTCGGCACGAAACTGACGAGCGACTCGAGCGGCGGCATCAACGAGATCGACAACGTGTTTCTGAACATGTACAACGCTTACCGCCTCAGCCCGAACGAGATTTTCATCAATTCGCAGCAGGCCGTGGACATCAACCACCTAGTTATCAACGGCGGCGGCGCGCCTTTGTTCCGATTCAACCTCGACGCGAAAAACCCGGAAAGCATCGACGCGGGAACCGTCATTGGTTCGATGGTCAACAAAGTGACCGGCACGAAAGTCAAGTTGACGGTACATCCGAACGTCCCGCCGGGTACGTTGGTGTTCTGGTCCGACAGTGTTCCCTACGCTATCAACAACGCGGGCATCCTGATTCGCAAACGCTTGCGCCGCGACTATTTCGCGACAGAATGGCCGATCCAGACGTTCCAGTACACGTATGCCTCCACATTCGACGGCGTGTTGCAGGTGCTGGCCCCGTTCGCGTTTTATGTCCTGAACAACATCCAATCGGGTGTCTGATGGGTGCAAGGCGTAAGATCGTTGAGATCGACTCCCCGGCATTGACCGGGGAGGTCAACGAGGAGTTCGAGGCAGTGGATATTCTGGCTGGGCTGACAATCCCGCCGGGATATGCGGCCATGCTCGGCTCCAATTGCGCCTATGCCGGGATTGAATATCAGGCAAACGCAAACGGCGTGGTCATCGTGCCCGAAGCGGCGACAAACGATCTGACATACCACGGGTTCAGGCGGCTATGATCCAGTTTACAACCCTTGATAACGCCAAAGCATGGCTGAACCTGACCACCGAAACGGACGACGACCTGATTAGTAGGCTCATCGTTTCGGCCACGGGATACATCAAAGGATGGATCAACCGCGAAATTGAATTGACGGCCTACAGCGAAACCTACGGCGGTACCGGAAGCACCCGGCTCAATGTCGCTAACTATCCCATCTTATCTGTGCAGTCCGTCACGATAGACGGGCAACCGATACCAGCAAAACCTGGGCCGACATTGCCGGGTTTTACCTTTGATTTTAGCCAAATCATCCTGGATGGCTACCGCTTCCGGCTTGGCATCGACAATGTGCAGGTGTTCTATAAAGCCGGGTTCCAGACGGTCGAAATTTTCACCATTCCGTATGCTTCCCCATATACCCTGCAAACCTTGCTGCTTTGGACTTCGGATGTTTCGGTCTATGCCAGAGGCGTCCAGTTTTCCAATGTATACGCGACTCCAAGCGGGGAGGGCCAATATTCAGCGGTTGACGGCATTTATACTTTCGATCCATCTGATGCAGGAAGTTTGATTGCGATCACCTATGGCTATGTCCCAGCGGAGATCGAACAGGCTTGCATAGATCTTGTCGGGCGCAAATACCGCGAGCGCGACCGGATCGGCTTGGCCAGCAAGGGGCTGGCGGGCGAGACCACGGCTTTCAGCCAGTCTGACCTGAGCGCCGACACAAAAGCCATGCTAAACCAGTTTCGCAAGGTGGTGCCGGTATGAGCATCGAAGTTACTTTTTTAGGTGCTGCAAAACTTGAAGCCCGGTTGGAAAAGCTGGAAAAAATACAAGCGACCCTCACGCCTGTCATGCTTGGAATCGCCGTCAAGTTGGCAAAACACATTGAACGGGACAAGCTGGCTGGCCAAGTGCTGCACCGCAGGACCGGAAAATTGGCGCGGTCTATCCTAGGGACTATGGAATCCAACGCATCAAGCGTGGATGCGATAGTCGGAACCAAAACCGAGTATGCGCGGATCCAGGAACTGGGGGGGACCGTGACGGCAGGCAAAACCAGCCAGTGGCTGACGATCCCGCTGGAGGCGGCGCTCACCGGGGCGGCCGTGATGAAATACCCGAAGGCGCGGGACTATCCGAACACGTTTTTCAAGCGCGGCGCGGCATCGGGGGGCAAAAATTTGATCCTCTGGCAGAAGTTGGCGGCGAATAAAATCGTGTCGCTTTTCTTGCTGCGCAAGTCTGTGAATATCCCTGCGCGACCCTACATGAAGCCGAGCTTGCAGGAAATGAAAGCCGAAATCATCGAGCGCATGAATGCGGGAATTAGGGAGGCCATGCGATGAAACGGTTGGTCGCCCTCCTGGTTTTAGTGTTGTTTTCCAGCCAGTCACAGGCATGGAAGGTGATCTCGGGGGCATATACCGGCGGGACTCCCACACCCAACATCTGCACGATAACGATTGATACAGGCGCACCGGTAAACACGCCGACAAAAACAGACGGCAGTTGCTACTATGTCATCCCATCAACGCTGGTGGCCGGGACTCATGAAGTATCGGCGTTTTACCAATTGACAACGGTATCGCCACATTTATTCAGCGGGTTATCGGCAGTCACTTTTACGGTCTCGCCCTATACGATCTTGGCAACCAATGATTTCGAGAATTACCCCAGGGCCAGCTACCATGCGAATGGCCTGAATGCCTTTTATTCGTGGGATAATCAGCAAAGCCATTCGCCTACCCACAGCCTGAAAATCATCAACAAATCCACTGCCAGCGCCGCATGGATGACAAATACAAATGGCGTTGCGGCAGGCCAGGAGTTTTGCGCCTATGTGTATGCAAAAGGGGCTTTGGGCGGTGTGGTGCTTCAGTTCAAATCGCGCGGCGGGGCAGTCGCGGAATCCGTCCATGGCTCGTCGGCGGCTAATGCCTCAGTGTGGGGATTGATGGAGGCTTGCGGTTCGGTGCCGGTGGGAACCTATGCCGTCACAACAGAATTCCAGTCGCAAGGGCCCGGAACTATATGGTTCGACGATATGACGCTGACTATACAATGAGGCAATATCCATGACTATTTTAATGCAGGCTCCGGCGGGCACCGCCCGGGGGATAGGACAATCCGGCATCCGCTACGATGTCGATGCGAACAACCAGGCGCAGATCAACAACGAGGATGTGACCGGGTTTATTTCGCTTGGATGGGAGATTATGGGCGAAACCCTTCCCGGCGTGGAATTGCTTGTGGACAAGGGCGCGCCGAACGGCTATTGCCCACTAGATTCCAACAGCCTAGTGCCGTTGGCCAACATCCCGGCGCTTTCCGGCTATGCGACGGCGGCACAAGGTGCGCTGGCGGCATCGGCACTGCAACCGGGCGCGGCGGCATCGAACATATCCGGCCGGCCGGTGATAGTCGGCGGGTTTTATCCCGGCGTACCGGCGGCAAATGCAATTCTATTGATGTTCATCGCCACTGATGCTTGCTCGTTCCCCTCCGGCCTTGGGACATCGAAATGCAAGGCAGGGACGGCGGCGGCAACCGGTTCGGTGATCACGATCAATAAAAACGGATCGGCAGTCGGGACGGCGACGTTTGCGGCTTCGGGGGCCGTGGCGGCCATCGCGGCTTCGGCGGCATTCTCGCTGGCGGCTGGCGATATCTTGACAGCGGTTTTCCCAGGCACGGTAGATGCGAGCCTGGCTAACGTGGCGATGAGCCTGAGGGGGACTTTTTCGTAATGTCGCTAGTTTCGGACTCATGGCTGCAGAAGGAGAGGCGCAGCGGAACCGACCGGCGCAGCGGAACCGAGCGCAGGGCCGGAGCAGATGCAAGGCCGCCCCCTCCAAGCCCGCTCGCCGCCGCCGCCCCGAAAACATGGGGCGACCTCGCTTCGATGATGATCATCATGTCGGCGTTAATCGGCGGGATAGCCTGGGGGCTAAAACTTGAATCGAAAATCGAATCGGTTGACGTAAAAAGCGAAGCTAGGACGAATTCGATGTACGCGAACATCAGCGAGCTTAAAGCGACCGTCGGGCATGGAATATTGCCAATCACCGAAGAAAGAATACGCTATATCGAAGCCCAAATTCTTGAGATTAGGGATGACAAAAATGAGTCGAAAGCCATGCAGATACGGATGGAAGGAAAACTGGACGGGGTAATGAGCATTCTAACGCGCAGGATTAAATACCAGTGACTAGCCGGGAAAACATCGCTCAGGCGGTTTACAACCTGGTCGCATCCATTCCGGGGCTGGTCACGGTAAGCCGGAAATGGAAACACTTTTCCGATGTCTCGCCCGGCCAGCAACCGGCATTGTTCATCCGGCAGACCGGGCAATATGTCGAGCAGCTCCGTGGGCTTCCTCCGAAGTGGGTTTACAGTTACGAACTCGCGCTCTATGCCCATGCTGACAACCCCGAGGATGTCCCGGCCACGATCCAGAATGAATTGCTGGATCTGATTGAGGCGGCATTCGCGCCGGACAACAGCACAACCGATGTGCTGACGCTGGGCCAGGCAGTCTCTCATTGTTGGATCGAAGGCGAAATAGAAACGGACGAGGGGCTGCTGGGGCAGCAAACAGTAGCGCTAATTCCTGTAAGGGTTTTGGCGACGGTATGACGATACACAATCATTCAATCGAGGATTAAAATCATGTATGCATTTGGTGCAGGTAACCTTTACACAGTTCCGGGCGTGGCAAACCCGACCCCTAATCGTTTCGGCGCGGTCCAGCAGATCGGCGTGGACTTCAACGCTAACACGGTGAATTTGTTTGGCGCTTATCAGTTCCCGCTGGCATCCGCTAGAGGCACGGTGAAAATCGACGGGTCTGGAAAATTCGCTCAAATAGCGGGTCAATTCCTGAACAGCGTATTTTTCGCCAACTCCACACTGGCGGCAGGTACGTCAACGGTTGCCGACCTTGAAAACGGCACCGTGACATCCAGTGCCGTGACGGTGGCAAACAGCGCGAATTGGACATCCGACTTGGGTGTGATCAACCCGGCAACTGGCGCGGAAATGATCCGCATTTCATCGTCTGGCACACTAGCGACCGGGCAGTACCAAGTGGCGGCTGGCGTTTATACATTTTTCACCGACATGGAGGGACTGCCGGTGCAGATCACCTACATTTATAGCGATGCGACAGCGGGCGAGACGCTTACCATGAAAAACGCGTTGATGGGCGTGGCTGCAGCGTTCCAGGCCGTATTCATGCAGACTTATAATGCGCAGCAAAGTGTTTTAACGCTAAACAAGGCGATCGCCGCAAAGTTCACAATCCAGTCGGCTTTGGAGGATTTCACCAAGCCTGACTTCAGCTTTGCCGCGTTTGCCGACGATGCGAACAACATCGGCACCTGGGCTTTTGCACAAGCATCCTAAATGAACCCGCAGGACCGGCTCATCTTTGAAAACGCGCTTGCCGGTTGTGAAACCGGCAAGATTGCGGAGGCTTTTGGCATCAGCGAAGCGGCGGCGGGGATGGTAGTCCATTCGGTTCTGCATACGATCAATGAATGGATAGCGAGCGGCTTCCACCCCTTTTTCAATGCCCAGACATTGGAAAGCGCACGGCGTGAAAAAATCAGGGTGCTCGCTATCATAGACGAGATCGAAAAATGGGATGAGGCGACCAAACCGGTGGCCATCCTCGTTTTCGAGGGCGTCTCGCCACCAAAAATCGAGGCATTTTTTCCGATTGGACGGCAGGCCATGATGGATATGACAATCGACGCCGTGATGAAAATCTCGGCATACGTCCCATCCGCCCAACTGCCAGAACTTTACCGGATCCCAGCGACTTGGGTAAAGGCAAACAGGGCGAGGGCCATTGCCTATCTTGAGCGCGTCCCGTCATTCAAAGGAGTCAAACGGCTGTCAAAAATTGAATTCCAACCATTGAAGATCGAGTGAACCATGAAAAAGTACGGCAAACTAAATCCGATATTCCCGAAGGCACTGAAAGTGCTGGAAGCCTACCTTACATACCCTTTACCGCCCCCGCCGCCAACGATTGACAATTATTCCGCCGTCCCCGTCTGGCCGATGGACGGCAACGACGTTTACGGCAATTGCACCATCGCCGCCGTGGCCCACGCGCTGCAATGCTGGAATGTGCTTGCGAGGACTAACGATCCAGTCCCTGATACGGCAGAAATCGAGGGCCAGTATTTTGCGCTGACCGGCGGACAGGACACCGGGCTCGTTGAATCGGATGTCTTGTCGATTTGGAAAAAAACCGGACTTTTTGGGGATAACGAAATCGTGTGCTACGCACCGGTCAATATCCATAATCAAACCCTGATCCAACAGGCCATCGCATTATTCGGGCTTGCCTATGTCGGCATTCAAGTCCCGGCCAATGCCGAGACTCAATTTAACGACGGCCAACCTTGGCATTTGGCACCGGGCTGGCTGGAGCAGCCGGTTGTGGGTGGACATGCAGTCCCCATTGTCGGTTATGACAAAGACTTTTTTTACGTGGTCACATGGGGCAAGGTGCGGAGAATGACTTATCGCTGGTTTAAAGTTTATGGCGACGAAGCCTGGGCCGTGTTGTCGCAAGAATTCAAAAACTCAAAGACAATCAATTTTGCGGCATTGCAAAAAGATCTGGATCTGGTATGAGCGCCCACCTGATTGCGATTGCGGTGTTCGTGCTGGGGATGTTCGCCATTTGTGGGGTCATCGCCATGTTCGACTGGTTTTCATCGAAGGAAGAGGAGTAAACGCAATGCGAGCCGAACTGCTCGATGTTGTCACGGTGATCAACAACCCGATCCGCTGGCATTCACGAATTAGATTATTCAAAAAGTTTGTCGCGCATATGCTGGACAGCGGGGTTCGGCTAACTGTGGTCGAGTGCGAATACGGGGAGAGGCCGTTCCAGATTGTCGATGCCGACTATACGAATGTGAACATCATCCACGTCAGGGCGCACACAATGCTCTGGCTCAAGGAAAACCTCATCAATATCGGCATATCGCGGCTGCCGCCAGATTGGAAATATTTATGCTGGGCCGATGCCGACATTATGTTTCGACATCTCCATTGGGCGGCGGAAACGGTCCATGCCTTGCAGCTTTATCAGTTGGTTCAGCCCTGGGCGCACTGCTACGACCTCGGGCCGGACGGCGAACATCTACAAGCGCACACATCATTCTGCAAAGTTTTCCGGGATGGCGGCCCTATCTGCGGCAAGTGGGAAAACGGTTACACATTCCCCCATCCGGGCTTCGCTTGGGCAGCTACCCGCCAAGCCTTCGACTGGCTGGGCGGCATGATTGAGATTGCCATTCTTGGCGCGGGCGACCACCACATGGCGTTGTCACTGGTTGGCAAAGCCGAGGCATCACTACCCGGCAACATCAGCCAGGACTACAAAAACACCGTCATGGCCTGGCAGCAGCGGGCCACAACCCACATCTGCCAGAATATCAGCTATGTGCCGGGTACCATCGAGCACCAATGGCACGGCCCCAAGGAGCGCCGCGCCTATGTGGACCGCTGGCAGATACTCACCTCGAACAACTACGACCCGGTGACTGACATCAAGAAAAACAGTTTTGGCGTCTTGGAACTGACCGGCAACAAACCCCGGCTGAGGTATGACATCGACCGGTATTTCAGAAGCCGCAATGAAGATTCAAACACAGTCTAGGAATTAAAAATGACTATCGAGGACATTAATAAATCGTTGCGATCCCCCGTTATCAAGGGCGCGAAGATTGAAATGGGCGGCTATGCATGGATATTGCCCCCGCTGACTCTACGCCAGCTTGACGATCTTAATGATCAAATAAGGGAATCGAAAGGGGACGAGCGCAAAATATTCGAGGCCAATTTGCACGGCATCGCAATGGCGTTGCAGCGCAACTATCCGGCCGTCAGTTTAGAGGACATGCTGGATCTGGTCGATGCCGGAAACTACAAGGAGGTGCTAAACGCCATGGCAGGTATCAGCGGGGTGGCTTTGGGAAACGCATCGGGGGCGGGCAGCCCCTAGACATTGATTCGATGGTCGCGCAGATCGTCTGCGCGACCGGGTGGACCTGGGACGAAACCCTGGACACCGTGACTATGCCGAGGTATGCGGCTATTCAGGCCGAATGGCAGGTCGCGCCCCCGACCCACTATTCAGTTGCAGCCTACCTCGGCACCTACAAGCCCCGCCAAATGGAGCCGGAAGCGCAGGCGGGGGATTTCCTGGACGGCTTCGGGCGATGATTGGGCGATTTGGGCGGAATTTTTTCGCTTAACAAACCATAATGTAATCATGATGATATGGCGACTACGGCTGAAGAACTCCAAGTAAAAATATCCGCGAAATTCGACGAATTCCAGGCGGCGGGGATTGCCTTGAAAGCCGAGATGGCGGAAATGAAGGAATCCGTGCTATCCGGCGGAGAGGGCATCGTCGGCGCGTTCGAGAGGATCGAATCGGGGATGATGGGCCTGACCGCGCTGTTCACTGGCGGCTTTATCGCTAAGGAATTCACCGGGGAAGTGGCCGACACCGAGATTGCCGCAGGAAAACTTGGGCGGCAATTGGGTGTTTCGGCGACCGAGGCACAGGCTTACACCATGGCGATGAAAGCCAGCGGGGTGCCGACCGAGGCTTTTGCCGGTGCCGCGAATGCACTGACGCGGGAGATCGTCACCAACCAATCCAATCTGGAAAAATGGGGTGTCGCGTTCAAGGACGACAAAGGGAATTTGTTGTCGCTGAACGAAGTGGTGATGAATGCAGTTGGGGTGGTGAAAAAATACAAAGAAGGGATTGACCAGGAGGCTGTTGCCAAGGCGATCAGCAAGCGCGGATCCGCAGACTTGCTGGCCATGACGCGGCTTAACTCCGAGGCCGTGGAGGATGCAACCCGCTTCATGAAAGAGTTCGGTATCAGCATGGACCCCGGCGTAGCGCGTGAATACAAGCGCAGCATCGAAGAAGTCAAAGACATTTTCGAGGCCATTCGCATGAAAATAGGTCAACAGCTTTTGCCGGTGATCACCGAAATGGCGAAGGGGTTCACGTCGCATTCCCACGATATAGTCGCCGCACTCAAAGCAATCGGCGACACTGCCACCGTCATCGGCGCACAGATAAAATCGCTGTCATCCGCTTTTTCGTCCCTCATCCCAAATATAGACGGGGTGGAAAAGTCCGCCACGGCGTTACATGCGGGGATGGCCCTGTTGGAGGGATTAATAGTAAGCAAAGTCATCGTGGCCATCGGCAAGTTTGGCACCGGCATGCTGGAAGCAGCCACGGCATCGACAGGGCTTGCCGCAATTTTGGGTGGACCGATCACACAGATAATCGCATTGACCGCTGCTGTCTATGGGGCGGCAACCGCATGGGAAACCTATTACAAATCCCAGGAAGGGGGCAAAGGGCACGAGGGAGTGAATGCCAACACGGAAATAGACGCAACAAGGGCGGCGCTCGATCAGAAAAAGGCCGGGGAATTGGAAATGGAAAAAAGGATCGCACCTTATCCGGGAAAAACCAGCAACCCGTTGGAAATCCAGGGGGCGAAAGACCGTAAGGCCGAATTGGATAAGGAAATCGAATCTCTGCAAAAGAAGCTGCAAACATTACAGCAAATCAATGCCGAGGTGATCAGGACCAGCACCACGGAAACCGGCAAGTTTGCGTTGCAAATGGCGGCGGCGGAATCGTCCTACGGATTGCCGTCTGGCGTGCTGCCAGCCATCATGCACCAGGAAAGCGGCGGCAACCCGGATGTGGTTAGCCCCAAAGGCGCAGCGGGGCTTATGCAAATGATTCCATCTACAGCCGCCCAATATGGTGTCACCAATCGATTCGACCCCGGCCAGGAAATATCCGGCGCGGCGCATTTCCTGTCAGACATGCTCAAACAATTTGGCGGCGACCTGCAAAAAGCCCTTGCGGCTTACAATGCCGGGCCCGACCGAGTGACCCAGGCCGTCAAATCGGCCGGCACCAACTGGATGTCGAAAATGCCCGCAGAGACACAAAAATACGTCCCGGCTGTGATGGGCCGAATGGGAAAGAAAGAAGCACCGGAAGCCCCCGGCCTATCGGCCCCGGCATCGCTGTTCGAGGACGAGGGCTCAACCTCCAAGCTCGCCGATGCGAAGCTCAAACTGGCCGAGCAGGAAATCAACGAAGAGGCATCGGCGCGTCTGCGCGGATTGGCTAAGGAAAAGGCGGAAGTCGAAGCGGCCTACAAAGCCGAGGAAATCAGCGCGTCCGAATACTATAGCCGTGAAAAAGTCCTGGACGAACAGTCAGTCACAGTGACCGTGGCTGCGTTGGAAAAGAAAAAGGCCCTCTATCAGCAGCAATTGTCCGAACAGACCAAGGGATCGGCGGAATACATCACCACCCTTACGCAGATCAAAACCATTGAAGGGCAGATGGCCCAGACATCCAACCAGGGTGCGATCAAACAAATCGAGGACGCCACAAAAATCGGGCAGGCCCACAAAGCACTGCAAAAAATCCTGGACGAGACCAAGGCCAAGCTGGATGCAATAACTGGCAAGGGCAGCACCGACACCTCGGCCACCAAGGCCAAAGTCACCGAGCAGTATCAACCGCTGATGGACCAGTTCAGGCAAACCGGTAGCACGGAAGGAATGGACCTGACATCGAAACTCATCAATGTCGAAACCGCCAAGGAAAACATCGACAAGATCAAGGCGGCATGGGATGCGGCCATCGCCGAAATGCAGGCCAAGGAAATGGAGGCGACCAACCAGCATAATGCCGGGATGCTCTCCGAATACGGGATGCGGCAAAAAATCGAAGAGGCCGAGAAGTCCGAAACCCCGATCTTGCAGGGATTGATCGACAAATACAAGGAAATGCAAGGGGTGATGGGCAACCCGGATTCGCTGACCCCGGCCCTGGTGAAAATGCAGACACAGTTGCAAACCATCAAAACCACCACGGACTCCGATTTCATGAATGTGACGAAAAACATGCAATCATCGTTTGCCGATGCGTTTGCCTCAATCATCACACGCAGCCAGTCCGCAGGGCAGGCTATGGAAGCATTCTTCAAATCCATTCAAAATAACCTCGCAAAGCTGGTTGCGAATAAAATCAGCGATTCGATATTCGGCGGAAGCGGAATGGGCAGCCTGTTCGGGGGTGCCGCAACAGGCGCGGCGGCGGCGGCGGGTTCAAGTTCAGGATCAAGCGGCGCGTCAGGCGGCAGCCTGCTGGGTGCATTGTTGGGAAGTGTGCTGGGGATCAATTTCGGCGGCTCAAATGCATCAGGGGGTGGTGCCATTGCGGATTTAGGCGGCATGGGAGAGTCGGCGGATGCGCTGTCATCCGCCGATTCGGAGATGATTTTAGGCCATGCGGCTCAGGGTGCTGAAACGACCGGGCAGGGCGGCTTGTTCATGCTCCACCCGAACGAAATGGTTCTGCCCGCAAATATCGCTAATACCGTTCGAGCAGCATCAACGGCAGGTACGTCATCGAACATCCAAGCGTCCAGCAGCCAATCATCCGGGGCAGTGCAAGTCCAGCTTACCCAAGGCGCGGCCAATATGACGCTACGCGATTGGATGGAGCGGGAAATAACCGGGATATATGCAAACCGGTAAATAAAATGACCACACTGACAGCAACGTCGGCGTTCACCATTGAAAATGCCTCTACCATAACAACGGAATCGGTTCCGGTCACTGTCATTTCTGGCGGAGTAGGCGGCGGCGGATCGGGCGCAACAGCCGGATCCGGGAGACTAATCCATCCGACATTCGGAACCTATGACTATGACATCATGCCTTTCGCCTGGCGCAACATGTCTTCCGATGCGATCATTCCGCCGGTCTGGCAATCGACGATGACCCTCAGCAGCTATGCAAACACGCTTTGGAAAGGCGAACTACGCGATGTGATTGTGCAAGAAATTTGGCAGAGCACCGGCGGTTTGTCTATGCGTTTTTCGCAGCTGAACATGATGATCATGATGTGGACCAATCCGCCGGACCCCGCGTCAACTTATGTCCAGTGGTATCCGAACTACATCAACACCAATGGCTACAATGTCATCCTCCTGAAAGTCGAGACTACCTTATCCACGGGCGGCCCCACCGGGAATGCCAACGACATCGAACTGGACGCTTTTTCAATTTGCGGTTATGTGTCACAAGCTGTGACATTGACAATGCGCGTTTGTGGAAAACTATGATAATCGCAATCCCGCAAATAGTGCGCGAAGATGCAACTTCGCTGATTCAATTCACTGGCGCACCGAACATGACGATTTCCTGGTCGCTGGCCGGGGCCGGGACGGTGATTCCGATTAACTCGACAATGACCGATTCGTCTGGATTGGCATTAGCCATCTTCACACCGGGCGCACTGGGGACCGCCATTATTAGTGTGACCCACGCCAATGCTTAACCTGCTTGGTGGACCATACCTTGTGCAATCCAACGAATTATATTCGGGGTTCAATCCGTTCCGGTTTACCGACAAACCGCTATGGCTCCCTGACATCGGCTTGGTTGGGCAGGTCGTTGGTAATTCTTGGGGATCAACAGCTTCCTATTTTAAATATTGCATCGGCCAGTATGACGGTTACACTTATGCCCGCAATCAGGGTGTTGGATCTGTAATCGGCATGAGCCGGGTGCGGAAAACGATAATCGAAGGCGCATCTGGGTATGACCCAGTCACCGGAAACCTTGGTTATTCTTGGTATGCATTCGATCCAAATACGGGTATTTCATACGGAGACACGCTTTTTTATGTCGGAATCGGCAATTATATTATCGAATGGGATACGTACAATCTTGTTCAGGCCGGGATGGCACTTTATAAAGTGGACTCGGACACTGGGTTTACGACTGGCCCGGATCAAATAATATACACATCGACCATGAGCATCGACTGGTGCAGCGATGGCGGGGGAAATACTGTCTGGCTATGCAGCGTTAGCGGGGGAGTGACTTCGCTAAACCTGCTGACGGGGGAAGTCCATGTCTATTACATCCCGACCACTTTCACATCCGGCGGCGTGACCTACACGGCTTTGTTCGGCGCATGGTACGATCAAATATTGGGAGTGATAATAGCCGTCTATAGCAGTTCCGACGAACTGCAAGGGATATGCATTTATGCCATTGAGACTATACCAGTCAGTCTGTCGAATCCGGCATTGGCCATACCAGTGATGGGTGCGAGCGTACCGGTGACGACAATCCTAACCGGCTCGCAAGGGGAGCCATGCCCGGATTTCCCGGTCAATTGGACGAACTCGGGGGACGGGACGGTAAACCCGACGCAAAGCATTACCGATGAGACCGGTACGGCAACAACTACATATTATGCTCCATTGGCACCAGGTAGCGATTCGATAACAGCGATGGTGATAGCGTCATGAGTATGCGGTTCGTCTACCAGTCCGACCCCATGTACTACATGCCAACCCCTTCGCCTGGCACGTTTGGCGTATCCAACCCGTCACTACGCGATGCGCCGAGGATGTACGACGAAACTGCCTATCCGTTGGGGGCTGTGGAAATCGGACCCGCTGGCGTGATACAAGTCGCGTATCCTTCAATACGGGGATGGGCTTATGCCGTGTGGCTGTTCACTAACACCTATTACAATATGGGGACCGGCGGCTTCGGTTCGTATTTCGAGAAATTCGATCCTGACACGGGGGCCTATTTGGGCCGTGACTACATGATTGGCATATTACCATTACCAATTGGCTATTCATTTGCACAATTCGAGCCAAACACATTTTGGATGTATTCGCTTGCCGGAGGTACTCTTACCCAGTACGATTCGGCTACATATCAAATTATCAACGGGCCGCTGGATACCGCGAAATTCACCGGTTTGACGGGGGCGCATGGCGGCGACTGGGCGTTGATGAATGCTTTTTGCATCGACATGCCAAACGATTTACTAGTCGCGTCGATAACTAATTGCGTATATTTACCTTGGTCGTGTGTCGGGATATTCCGCTGGTCCACGGGCGAATTCCTACAGAGCATCAGGGTTGCAGGCGAGCCATCCGCAGTCTATTCGATCAGGGACGGTTATTACATTTCCATATCCGGCTCCGGCACGTCCACGCTTTTCAGCTACCCGTCTGGCAACAAATACGGGGTGATGAACATCCTGCAAAAAAACAATGCCAATGAATTTACCCGATTTGGATTTGGCTACGATACATTCTATGACCGGATATTGATCGTCCCCGGTTCCCCGGACAATGTAGACGGCAGTTCGACAATGCGAATATCCGGCTATTTCCCCAATGCCGAGATTGACGGGATGGCCCCGCCGCTGCCACTCAATGTGGCGCGAAAAGGCAAGATCACCCCCTTCGTGTCCAGGCTCTACGGCAATGCGGGCGAGCAAATATCGGGGGTATCTGGGGCATATTCATTTACCCCCGGCGGCGACTTGACGTTTGCCCCTTCGCAAATGCTGAGCGACAGCAACGGCTATTTGAGGACATCAGTAACCAGCATAACCCCGGCTGAGGAAACGGTGACATGCACGGCAACCCAGACGGCATAATATGTTAGCAAGTTGGCCTTTACTCCCATTGGATGCGCAAAGAAATGTCACGGTCACATGGCATCCTAGCGCGACACCCTACATGCTCATCAGCGGCACCTCGACCGACGCGGTGGACCTGACACCATTCGTCGCACAGTGCCAGCAAACCTCGACCGAGCTTGACTTGACTATCAGATGGCACGAAGAATTCCCGGCATCCATTGCGAACTCAGGCCCGTGCGGGAGTTACACAACATTAATGCCAAGCACCGGCCAATGGATTGAAGTGGTTTTCAACGGCGGTATCCTTTGGCGCGGGATGGTCTATTCCATCGCACAGTATATTGAGGAAAGGGGTACACGGCAGATGCGCATCAGCGCACGGACGCGGGATCAGTGCAATGCCTGGCGCGGCGTAGAGCGGGTGACAAATGTTTATCCAATGGGGACGATATTCGACGGGATTGCTGCAGATATCTGCTCTGCCGTCATCATGGCCCCGCAGGAATATTTGCTGAATAACATCGGGCTTTCGGTTTACCAGCAGAATCTCCAATTCGCGGCCATGTCGGCATGGGACATGCTAACAAATTTACTCTGGCCAGCCATGCTCACACCATGGACTAATGGTAAAGGGCTAATCACTTATTACAGCCGAAACCTCGATCGGCCATCCTCGAAAACCTATTCCAAGGATCGGATTATATCGTTCAACCAGGGGCGGCAATTGATGCCGATCACCAATTTTAAACTGTCATGGCTCGACCCAAATCTCACTAAAGTCGTTCAAATAGTTCAAAAACTTGGCGAAGCGAGTATCACAGCCGGATATTTTCAGCTTCACCAAAACAAGGATATATGGTTCCAGGCGGGCGGGAGCGCGCCATTCCAGCGGGCCGAAAATACCTATCTGGTCGTCAAACAATCGGCGAATTCGGGACTGGTGCATTTCTGCTCCGAGGATTATGCCCAGGACGATGACTGGCACGGCACGATAAAAGTGACGACTTCGGCGTGGGAGCCGACCTTATTAACCGTACTGTTTGTCGGATATTTTGCGTCGCATTTTATCCCTGACGATGTTGTGACAGGCGGATTATTTGTCGAAGGCGGCGTGACGATCCCTGTGGGAAGACTCGTCGAAGGCGCGGATATTCTAGGAATCCTGCTCACCATGTCCTGCGTCGGGACGGGGCATTATGAAGTGTGGGGCGAGCCGTGGGATTATCTGCATCGCGTGAACATCACTGAGGCAATAGACAACGGCGCACCGCCTTGGAATTTCAACCGGTCCGAGGTGCGCTGCGATTTGATCTCCGGCGAACCAATGGCTGACCAGATTTCAGTCAACGAACTGAAATTCCAAGCCTACAGCAGTCAGAAATCCACGATCACCATGGTGGATGACCTCAATATCGAAGTCGGCGACATCATCACAACCTATGACGGCGCGACATGGTATGTGCTCGACTACCTGCGCGATCTGTCAAGGGGGGCGCAGCCGACCGTCCAGCTTACCGTATTTCTCATACCCTCGCCGGGGTCGTCATGAGCATCTTAGTCGATCTGATGCAGGCGACAATGGCCACTCAGGCTAAACAGCTATACGGGACGGTTTTAAGCACCCCAACGCTTTTATCTGGCCTGGGCTATGTCTGCGATGTCAACGTAAATTACGCAATAAATAATGCATACGAAAATGTCAATTGGTGGCAATCGGTAATCCCAGAACCTGGATCCGATACCGTGACCGGCCAGTGGACAGTCCCGCCGCTGCGGAATGTACCTATCTCCTCTAACAATAACTCGCTGATTTACGCGGGAATCGGGATGGGCGTGATCTTGCAGCAGACCAATACCGGGACGTACCAAATTACCGGCTTTGCCACTAATGGAGCTGGAACTTACACAACTATCTCGGTCTGTTTATCCCAAAACACCCAGGGCAACCCGGAGGACATCAGCCTGACTTCTCGGCTTTTGACCCTTGGCGAGCTTGCCGATTACGGGGGCGGGTTTGGCTTCTGCCCGTTCGGGGCGATTGGAATTTTCCAGGGCGGAATACTTTTGAGGATTACGACATGACTACTCCAATTTTGACGTTCGCCAACGGCGACACTAATTACGTTTCTAAGCTCAATGCCAATTTTGCCGCAATCGGCCCGGCGATTGACACGCTTATCTCACAGATGGGGTCGGTTACATCCGGCACGCTCACCCAATTATCGGCCCTACAGGCGTTGTTTGGCACACAGCTTTCGACCATTGGCGCGGGGAGTTATTTGCCGACCGGCTCGGGTTCCACGCTGACCATCGCCCCCGGCTACGCATGGCTTCCGGCATCGCTGACCGTAGTCAGTTCAAGCGGCACATCGTTTGATTTTTCCTCGGTGGCGGCAGGGACTTACTATACTCACATCAGCCCGACAGGTAGCTCGACGTATGACACGAATAATGCCAATGCGATTTATTCAGTAGTCTGGACTGGCTCGGCATTCGGTACGATCCAGCGGATCGTGCCGGAAGTGGATATCGAATACCAGGCCAACAAAGGCCAGCCGGACGGGTATGCCGGTCTTGATGCAGGCGGTTTTGTCCCGGTTGCAAACCTTCCGGTCATGGGCGCAAGCGGCGCGGACCACGCGGCGGGCATAGTCCCTGATCCCGGCGCAACGGCGGGGGCGGTGAAATTCCTGCGCGAAGATGCAAGTTGGGATGTCCCGGCCGGATCCGGCGGCACGGTGAACAGCGTCGGGCTTTCCCTGCCTTCGATTTTCGAGGTTTCCGATTCGCCAGTGACCACTTCCGGGACATTGACTGCCACACTGGCAACCGAATCCGCCAACCAAATATTAGCTGGCCCTGCAAGCGGATCGGCGGCTGCCCCGGCATTCCGTGAACTCGTCGCGGAGGATCTTCCGGCCATGGTTGGCGATTCCGGGAGCGGCGGCACCCAGGGGGCCGTCCCGGCTCCGGCGGCTGGCACGGCGGCGGCGGGTAAATACTTAAAAGCTGATGGAACTTGGTCGGTGCCATCCGGCGGGGGCGGCGGCGGATCGCAGCCCTACGACATCGCGGCGTTTTATCCCGGCTCGCCCATTGCAGCGGCGGTTGTGTTGTTCCATGTCGTCAACCGCACCGTCACCCTCCCGGCGGCATTGGCAGGCTCCCACGGCGTGGCACTCACCGCTTCGGCGGGGACGGCGACTTTCATAATCAAACACAATGGCTCGGCTGTCGGGACGGTGGTATTCACGGCCAGCGCCACGGCGACCTTCACGCTTTCCGGGGGGGCGACACTTTCGGCGGGCGACACGCTTGAGATTGTCGCACCCAACACGCCAGATTCTACTCTGGCGAATATCGCAATCACATTAGCAGGAACACGATAATGACCACAATCACATCAATACCCGGCACTAAAACTTCGCTCGGCTCGCTCGGAACCCTAGCCAACGGCACCTACGTCAATGCTGGCACAATCACATCCAGCAATGCTCTGGATGTGATTGTGGAAGTCAATGCACTCCCAAACGGTGTGACGTCAGGAGACCAGCAGATAGTGGTATTCGCGCAGGAATCGCTGGACGGCACGAATTTCTCGTCGGGGCCGACTAGCGGGACTACAACCACCGACGAGTCTGACTTGTATTTCTTAGGCACCGTCCCGGTCAATTCGGCGAACCAACAAACCAAGGCATTCAGCGTGGCGGCGGCGCTGGGGTGGGTGCCTCCTTACCTCAATGTAATTGTCAAAAACGATTGCGGCGTGGCGCTGACCAGCGGTTCCGTGGCTTATTCCCTCTATACGGGATCGGGGGTTTAAATGCCGAACTTGATACTGCCGAACCGTAGAATCCGGTCTGTGGACTGGGGTAGCCCGCAGGCACGCGGGCTGGTCGGCTTCTGGCCAATGAACGAGGGTGTTGGGACCACGCTTAAAGATTGGAGCCGGGGAAATAATGACTGTAATACTGCTTCTGGACATGGACCGTATGCCAGCGCGGTATCGCCCGTCTGGGTCACTGAAACAAATGGCCCTGCAAATTATTTCGGTTACTATTACGTTCAAAACCTTACAGTAAACAACCCTTACACGACGTTTGATTCCGTGCTTCAGGATTATACTTTTTCACTATGGTTCAATAATATCGGAGGGGTAAAATCACAAGCTGGTTATGACAAGCTGTTGCAGAAAAACATAAGCAACATTGCGCTAATAAGGAATAACCTAAATTCAAACCAATGGATTGCATATGTAGATGGCGCATTTTCTGCTGGTTATCTCACGCTAAAGGATGGCATACCGCATCATTTTGTGTGCATCCGCAAAGGGGCTACGCTCTATCTGATTGGAGACGGCGGCCAACAGATTTCGTCGGGCGCGTGTTCGACGGCACCGACTGATACCACCGTATTGAGTTTCGGCGGCGAACCCACTAACTCACAACAGAATTTCGTGGGGGCCATGTGGGATGTGCGGGTCTACAACCGCGCACTCAGCATGTCCGAGGTCATGGATTTGTACGGAAATCCTAATAGGATTTGGCAAAACCAAGCTGCCATTATTTTAAAGGGGGTGCCGTCATCCGGTGCCACGCCGGGGATATGCATCATCACATGAGCGGCAACCCGGCGAAAACCGGGACGGCGGGAAAGGTGTTCGGCTGGGCCTGCCCCAACGAACACTGCGACCGCTATCAGGGGTTAGTCGTCGGGTTGTGGGGAAAATGCGTCTGCGACCTCTGCGGAACCGGGCTGAAGCGGGCAAGCGCGGCGGTGGCGGTGTTCAGGTGGGAAGGCGAATGATCATCCTCTTTTTTATGGGGAAGCAAAATGCGCACAATGCGCAGGACCGCCCTAAGCAGGGCGGTGATGCGGTTGACGCGTCAGGTGTGGGTCAAGCTGGCGCAGATGGAGTCCCGGTACTGGATGGCCAACGGCAGTCTTTTAACTAGCCGTTGTATGTCCGTCACAACGGCCTTGATGAGCGCGGTGTGGAGCCTTAGCTTCTCGTCCTTGAAGCGCGGGTCGTAACTTACGAAGTGCCATTCCAGGTAGCCGGTTATGAGCATCAACCCCTGGCACTGCCAGTAGTAGTCCGGGGCGATTTCAAACAAAGAGGCCGCGCCGGTTATCCCAAGGTAGTCCAGATGCACCTTGGACGAGGGGCACTTGATTTCCACCCCCGCCGCGCAGCCTTTGATAAGGCCGTCCGGCGTGCCTCCGATAGAGTCGCCGAGGGTGAGGAATGTTTGGTCATGATTATGTTTATCGACCAAAAGCCCTGATCGGGCCATGAACGCCTCGGCGGCTTCGGCTTCGTGGTCCAAGCCCCACTGCATGGCGGGGCTGACGTAGCCGTCCACGGAAACCTCCGTCATTATTTCCACGGCCTTTTCCAGGCAGTAGGCCTTGGCACCCGCCGACAATTTGTCGGCCAATTTGCCGTTGGACATCAGTCGGTGGAACTGGGAGGCAGTGAACCGCCCCCAGCGTTGCGCAAGCCATTCGGCGCGGCGCTCATCGGGAGTCTTCAGCTTTGGGCCGACAGGCAAGGAGGCCAGCGGGGGGTGGTTCGGCGCGGCGGACAGGAAGTCTTCAAAGAGGGAGTTTACGTCGTTCATGTCATTGCACCCACACGATCGGAAGAATTTCAAACCGCTTGCTTTTGAATGCGTTGCGGCTATTTTTTACCATACCGGTATACTTAATTTGTACCGGCGTCAGGCGCGATGCGGGGATGATCTCTCCGCGTTCGATGGCATCCGCGATGTTGGCGACGAGTATCTTGCAGGCACAGAACCATCTCTTGATCTGCCCCGTGTCGGTCTGCTCGACAAACAGCACGGATTCGATCTCTTTAAGTTCGCCGGTTTCCATGTCGGCGATTTCCCGGTCCTCGATGCCGAGGATCCAGCACCGTTTGGTTTCACCTTCTACTTCAGGCGACCAGTATTCGACGCTGAGCGGCACCGGTGCCACCTTCGCCTCCGCCAGCGCGGGCAAATCCGCGTCGGAGTGCAGCGAGGCGGCGGCGATCTGCTCGTTTGTGAAGCGCGGGGCTTGGGCGCGGACGGAGGTTGAGACTTCCGAGGTTCCGGGTTTCTGTTTTACGGTTTCTTTGGTTGCGGTTGCTGTTGCGTTCATTTCAATTCTCTGTAGTTCATGTTGTTCATTCTTTATCCCCGAACGTCAAACAATTCTTTGAACTCCTTCTCGAAGGAGTCCTCGGAGAGCTTTTCGGCATACTCCCTCATGCACCCCCTGACTTCATACCCGGCCTCGCGCTCCTTGCCGGAAAGCGCCAGTTGGGTGATGCGCTTCGCCCAGTCCCCGGCATCGGGAAGGCATCCGAGCGCGTCGGACAGGGTGTGCCCTTGGATGATTTCCTCGTAAATCGCCTCGATGCGCGACTCTTTGTAGGCTTCGTAGGCCGATTGATCCGACTGCCCACACTCATACCGGGCCAGGTCGCGGAGCACCGGGTCATGGCCCGGTCTGGATGTCTGGTGTGTAATTGCGCTCATGCCTGCATACCCCTGCGGTAAATGACGCTCGCGCCCCCGCTCTTGCCCAGGCGGGGGAGTTTGGGATCGCCCTGCGGGTTGGTGACGGGTTTGAGTTTGTGCAGTGCGGCGGTGATCCTTGCCGCGTCATTGGACGCGGCCTGGAACATCTCCATGTGGAATTCCGCGTCCTTGTTGCAGCCTGCCAGCTCGTGTTTGAGCCAGCGGGCGTAGAGTTTTAGGAATGAATTTTTCATAACAGCCACCCCCCCATTTCGATGGTGACAAAAACGCAATAGAGCCAGAGGAGGGATACTGCGATCAGGGCGACCCTTAACAGCACCGGCGTGCCCGCCGTCCTTGCATGGCAAGGCTCCGGCGGCGGCCAGTCTTTCAAGGGGATTCTTTTGTTTAGCGTTTTCATGTTTGCTCTCCTGAGTTGCGCCAGCCGGGATGGCTGGTGTGGAGATAATAAACATTTTGTTTAAGCTTGTCAACAAATAGTTTATAAATTTTTCATGTGAAAAACAATAAACAAATAGTTGACAAGTAGATTCATTTTGTTTATTGTTTTTCACATGAAAAATTCGACGCCATTACAAAAAGCCATCGATATCGCCGGGTCGCAAGTCAATCTCGGTAGGTTGATTGGCGTGCATCAACAGGTAGTGCATAGCTGGAAAAAACGCCGTGTCCCTGCCGAACGCGCCGTCCAGATTGAACGCGTCACCAACGGCTTGGTGACGCGCGCCGAGTTGCGGCCCGACCTTTTCGGTGTTTCTCCACCCACGCCAGGCGCGGCGGTGCCTCCCTCTCCCTGATAGCCCAGCAGAAGGCGATCCGCGCAGCCAGGGCGACCCCTGCAAGAGTACGTGGCTGAGGACCTGGACGACGCCCGAAACGGACCGGGCAAATGATTTAACGGATCCAACCGCCCGCGCCCGAGGCGGCTTGGATCGGCGTAGTTTTCCCATGAGCCTTCCCCCGGCTTGCCGGGGGTTTTTTAACGAACGATTGCCGGATAAAAAAAAGAAAATGGACAAATGCATCGCGGCCATCACCGTCCACCTGCCCGACTCGTCGCGGCGGCAGTTCTCGGCGATTGCCAACTACCAGGGACTAGACTGCTCGTCGCTCGGGCGCAAGCTGATAGACGAGTACCTGGCCTCCAAGAAGTCGGAACTCACTATCCTCCTGGAAGTGTTCGAGGGACAGGGAACGAACGGTTCCGGCGGAACTTCGGGGGGGGCGAAGCCATGAGCTGGATAGCCACCCTTCACCCCGTCCAGCCCCATCCCGCGCCAGGTCCGGTGGACATCTTTGAGCTGCCGGTCCACCCCACTGCGAATATCTTCCCCATGCTCGGCGAGGAAGAGCTTGCCGACTTGGCGGAAGACATCGAGGCAAAAGGGCTACGGCATCCGCTGGTCGTCGGCCTGTACGAAGGCGAGCCGCACCTGATCGACGGTAGGAACCGCCGCGAGGCGTGCCGCTTGGCGGGCGTGGAACCGGCATACCGCTTTCTCGACCCGTCCGAAGACATTACCGATTTCATCTATTCCGAAAACATCGCCCGCCGCCACATGACCACCGGCCAAAAGGTCATGGCCGCGGCGGTGATGTTCCCTGATGCGGCGAAATTAAAGCGTAAGGGTTCTGGTTCTCACGATGTCGTGAAAACAGAACAACTCGGAGTGGCAAAACGAACCGCTGAAAACCTGCTCAGCCAAGCCAGGACCGTCCTGGCCGAATCCCCGGAAACGGCGAAAATGGTACTTAGCGGGGAGAAGCAATTAAGCGTCGCCTATGCCGAAGCCGTCGAAGCCCGGAGAGTCCGAAGCGCAGAAGCACAAAGAATAGCCATCCTTCAGCGCGACTACCCCGACCTTTTCCAACGGTTCAAGGAAGGGTATATCACCGAAAAGCAGCTCGACACCCTGGCGGAAGCCGAGTACAAGGAAAGGAAGTATCAGGAGCAGCTCATCAAGGACCGGCGGAACCTGCTGTATCACGCCTTTTCCAGGTTCATAGACGACTTGGGCAAATTCAACCACGAAGAAAATAGGATTTATAACGCCAAGACCCTGGTGGCCTACCGCAAGGAATTTGAGTTCAACCGGCAGGACGACCTGGAGGCGTGTCTATCAAGGATAGAAGAGGCGGTGGACGGGGGGTTGGAAGAAGGCATCAGGCTGTTCCTGCAAGAGATCAGGAAGGAGTTGCAGAAATGAAACCGCAAATCGCACCCCTATTTAGCGAGGAAATGCGCCAGCGCATCGCCTTTGTGCTCCAAGGGTTAACCGGGACTCCGGCCGTTAACGATGTCGTCGAGCGGGCGAAGGAAGGCTTCGTGCCGGACCCGAAGCTCATCGGGATGGCGATGGACGCGCTGTTCCGGTACGAAACCGACAAGCTGATTGATGGGAAGAAGCAGAAGCCGACAAACGGGCAGCTTGATGTCTTCTCCGGCATCAAGAGCCATTACGACTCGATCTATCGCTTCACCTGCCCAAAAACTGGGGAAGTAAGGATTGTCCGTTACCAGGACATGACGCTGGAAATACTCCTCATCAAGCACGATGAAATGCTGCACAACATGATCAATGTGCAGAAGAGCTTTCATTCGTTCGTTGAAGAGTTGGGCGTCATGAAACCCGTCATGAAAGACGCCATGACCGTGGCCGACGCGATGGACATTCTAGCCCCGGACTGGGAAAGCGGTCGATCAACCCATAGGCCCAGGCGCAAAGCCGAAGCCGGTCAATCCGCCGTCCTGTAGGGGAGACTAAAAGGCAACCGCCATGGCTAAACCCTATTCCATCCACATTTGCCCACAGTGCGGCGAGTCCGACCCGTCAAAATTCTCGCTCGACCGCCATAGCCCGAGCGGCTATCAGGCATGGTGCAGGCTTTGCCGGAAGAAGGCCAGAAAGGCAAGGATCGAAGACCGGAATAATCCAATAACCACAAAACCTAAAAATAATCCGAGGCTAGGCAATAAAAACGCGGCAAAGCTGGAAATAGCCGATGTGATGCTTATCCGCGAATTATTGCCATTCATTCCAAAAACCAGCATCGCGGAAAAGTTCGAGGTATGCTGGAAAACCATTCACTCTATTGCACAGAGAAAGACATGGGGGGATGCGGCATGAATAAGGACATACGCCTGGCGGTCTCATTTTTCCACCACTGGAAAACCCTCATTTTAAAAAACGACCATGGTTCTGACGGTGTTTTATCGTTACTTCAACTTTGGGGATTTGCTGCGCAAAACAAACCTAACGGAATACTCTCTGGAATACCCGATTCGGCTGTAGAAATTGTATCCGAATGGAAAGGTGAAAAAGGAAGTTTGATTAATTCACTGCTTGAGTTGAAATTCTTAGTAAGAAACAAGGACGGAATTTTGCAGATACACGATTGGTGCGAACATAATGGCTATGCCGCACACGCAGACGACCGTGCAGAAAAAGCCAGACTAGCCGCCGAGGCAAGATGGGCTAAGAAAACCGCTCAGAATAGCAATGCTCCAAGCATCCATCAAGCATCTACCAAGCAATGCTCAAGCGATGCTAAACGCAATGCCCCTTCTCCTTCTCCTTCTCCTTCTCCTTCTCCTTCTCCTTCTCCTTCTCCTTCTCCTT